AAAATCAACACAAGAAGCACCAACCAATAACGATACTGAAGAACAAAACGAAGAAGTGACCGAAGAATCAACGGAAGAAACAAACGAGGAATCCAACGAACCGAAAACAGAAGTAGCTGAAAAAGAAGATACAGAAAAGACAGAAGAAGCACAGCAAGAAGAAGAAAAAACTGAAGAACCCAAGTTAGCGAAGAAAGAATCATCTAAGGAAAAAGCCGCTAAAAAAATATTGAAAAAGATAGACGATAAAAAAAGATATGATTCTACTAGTCAATTAAAAACCCTTGTTGTAATGCAAGTATTAGGCAACAGTAAATCATTTTTTGAGAGTCAACAACAGCTTATTGATAGAGTAGGATTTTTCACAGATACTACTTTGCCAGATAGCTATATTTCTGATAATAATATCGCTGGTTATCTTCTATTCGGTGGGAGTGATCAATTAATGAATGAAATGATAGATAGTCAATGGCAACAGAAATAGATGTAGGAGGAGTAAAGTTTAGAGGAGGTAAAATCTTCTTAATAATAACAATTCTTAGTTCTTTCGTAGGGGTATTATGGGGAGGTTTTGAAGCATATCAAAGATATTTAGACATGGAAGCTAAAATAGAAAGTTTTGTTAGTCCTGATTTGTCGGGATTTGATAAGAAACTGGAAGTCCTAGATACTGAATTTAATATGTTACAATCAGAAATATCAATAATACTTGAAGAAGTTGCATTAGTGGCAGATGTAGCAAAAGAACTTAAAAACGACTTAAAATCAGATGTTCGTAGAATAGAAACAATAGTTGAAGATGTAGAAACTAGAGTCAAAGAAGATAGCAGAGAAAATTCAAGAGATTTAAAAGAAGCCATAAATAGTATTAAAGACGATATGACAGAACTAGAGGAAAAGGTTGAAAAGCAAATAAGAAATGCATTAGAGAATCCTTTAAGTCAGTTGAAATAAAAGCTGATTATGGTATTTATGAACTATGACTAAGATAGCACCAAAAACAACAAAAGAGCATATTGTAAATATTTATAATAAGATTGAGCTATTAGAAACAAATCACATTTACCACTTGCAAAAAGAAGTGCGTAAGTTGAATTATATTTTATGGACTATCGGATTCATGGTAGCTACTCAATTCATATCTTGGATATTAAGGATGTTAGGTTAATGGATTTACATACTTTACAGCAAGACATCATACAAGAAGAAGGCGGTATAATTTTAAAACCTTATCAAGATCATTTAGGCTATTGGACTATCGGCGCAGGGCATTTGATAAGAGATAACGAAAAACAGGAATTGATGAGTCCGATCACATATCAAAGAGGACTAGAACTATTTTTAAAAGATTTTAATGTTGCAGTAGATGATGCAGAACAATTTACTGAAGGAATGAATATTGATGATAATGCACACGAATGCGTTATCCATATGGTATTTCAGCTTGGCTTACCACGCTTGAATAAATTCGTTAAATTTAAAAAATGTTTATCGGAAAATAATATTGAAGGTGCAATTGAAGAAATGAGGGATAGTCTATGGTACAATCAAACAACAAACAGAGCAAATCGAATAATAGAAAAAATGCAAAAAAGCGCAAAGTCAAACGCATAACAACTATGGAAGAAAAAAAAGAAATTGAAAAAAATAGACTATCATATCTTAAAAGAGCATGGATATTATTAGGAGGTAAATAATGGTTTTAGGAAAGTTATTAAGTGGCGGAACAGTTAAAGCAGTAGCTGGCGTTATTGATGAGTTACATACAAGTGAAGAAGAAAAATTACAACTAAAAGCACGATTTGCTGAAATAGAGTCAAAGCTAAAAGAAAAACAAATGGAAATAAATTTAGCTGATGCTAAATCAACTGCCGGTGGAATAAGTGGAATGTTACAGCGATCATGGCGCCCCCTGATTGGTATGTCATGTGCTTTAGCAATTTTTTGGGAATTTGTCTTGTCAAAATTTATTTTATTTATTTGTGGTCTCTTTCAGTATGAAGTGGTAAACATACCACAGTTAGATATGGGTACATTGATGCCCCTCGTTATGAGTCTTTTAGGCATGGGTGCATTACGCACTTTTGAAAAAACTAAAGGTATATCTAAGTAACGAAAGGAGTACTTATGGCTATTAAAAAAATAGAACAGAAAGTAACAAAGTGGTGGCATGCATTCACTGAACTAAAATCATGGGTGCAGATAGTAATAGCAGTTGCATTGGTTGTAATTGTTCATAATTATATTTTGCATTAGTCATGGCTAAAAAGAAAAAGAAAGTCGTAGGATTGACTAATAAGCAAAAGAAGTTGCCAAAAGCTTTGCAAATGGCAATCTTAAAGAAACAGAAGAAGGGAAAGTAATATGCCTTATCATACAGGTAGAGGAGCTCATTCTAAAGGCATGAAGAAATCAAAAATGTCAAAGATGAGCAAACCTAAAAAGAAAAAGAAGAAAAAGAAATAATGGTAAAAGTAGCGTCTATTAAAAATATTGTAAAAGACCTAACACCAAGACAGAAAAAGACAATGAATCGTCACGCAAGACATCATTCCTTAAAACACATGCGGTCAATGGCTAACGCAATGAAAAAAGGCGCTACTTTTAGACAAGCACATATAAGAGCTCAAAGGTCTGTAGGAAAATGAGTGGATTCACAACATCTAGTACTATTTCGGAATTAATTAACAAAAGACCAATCAAACAGAAAAGAAGAGTGAAGATCACTCTAAAAGCACCTCAAAATCGCAATTTAAAGGCCGTACAGAAGCTTTTAAGGGTTAGGGGTATCTAGTACCCCCATATTTCCTTTCTTGCCTTTAAAACGGTCTCCTCTTTCCAAATCCAGTTATCAGGATTAGGAATCAATGAATTTTTGACATCATCAGCGGAATTTACATTTTCAAGATATTTACCCATAACTAAAACTATATGCTCACATACTTTCATTGGTTTGTGATAATCATCTAATTCAAGACTAAAGAATTCAGCACCTTTAGTTTTTGTAGGATTTTTAAGATACCATAACATTTGCCTTGCATTTGTCGCTCTTTGATAGATAGATTGTTGCATTGCATGACTCATAGAGATTTGACTAGGCATAGTTTTAGATGTTTTCAAATCTATGTAAAAATCTTCTTTTGTATTTTTATCTTCAAAATGAAAGTCAGTAAAACCTTTAAATGGTATGCCTTTTATAAATACTTCAACTTGTTTTTGATAATCAATTAAATCCCATTGAAAAGCATGCTCTTGAAATTTTTGAGCTCCTAGTTCTATCAATGGTGCTAAATTAGTTCTTTCATCATCAACTTTAGGGTCAGTAATTCTGGAACAATTAGCATTATATTCAGATATTGCTTTTTCAGTAGCTTCAATAACAGTCATTCCGTTTAGAATCATATTTAAGCCAGATTCAACAGAACTACCTCTTTCAGCTGCAGCACTACTAGGGAATTGATAATCAAATATCCTACGAAGTGCCCACCTTTCCCTATAAAAAGCAAACTCGTTTAAATGACTAAAAGACAAAGGCAATAAGCTTTTAACTATATTGCCTTCCGTATCTTTTTGATCAAATTTTTTAAAATGCTCAATCATTCTGATAACTTTTTATCTATAGCTTTATTCATTCTTGAAACAACATCATCAAACTTAGTTTGCATTTGTTTAAGTTTTGATTGCATTTCTTCAAGATCGCCAAGCTCTTCGTGAACTTCTGTCCATAGATCAAGATTATGTTCGCCATGTTTTTTTATAAATTCATCTTTAGTTAGATTGCCTGCATCTTCTTGCATATCTAAATACCAAGCTCCTGTTTTACTCATTAGTAAGGCTCCTTTTCAATAGTTATTTTTACAGTTACTGTTCCTCTGTATGTCGGATTATCTGATAAATCATCAAGAAATTTGCCAAAATATTTACAAGCTATTCCAGATGAATCATCAATTCTTGCAACTATTTCTTTTTCTTTTTTATAAGTTCGTCTTTTTTCGTCCCAAACTTTATCTTTGACTTCAATACTATATTTATCAATATACATTATTTGACCTCCATTGAATATTCTGCAAATGTTTTGCCTTGCTTGGTTACATTTTCAGTATTGATTTGATGTCCCTGTTTTCTTAGATCAAGAATCCTTGCACTCAATCTAAAACAACCAAATTTATTTAATGCTGTTATTGGGGTTAATTTTTTACCTGACAATAGGTAATTTAGTATTTGTGTATTCTGGCTCATAATAACTCCTTTCTATAAGTTTTTGGCCAATTCCCTTTCGTTAACAACTTTTGTTCGTAAGTCGTTACGAAAAGCTTTGAAGGTTTCAAATCTAATTTTAGATTGATTCCTTGCCTTTAAGGTTTTTTCGTATCTATCAAAAAAATCCTTAAACTTGTTATCTGAATAAATTTTTCCATTTAATTCAGTAATATTTTTGTATCCGCCATTTTTCGTAAAATAAAGCGTTAATTCTGCAATGATCATCTTTTCTTCTTTTTTCATTAGTTCAATCGCAGTATCATTATCAGCAAATTCTAATCCTAGCTTTTCCTCTTGATGTGAAAGCTTTGTAGGGTCAAAATCTAAAGTATATACATCAGTTGCCATTTTCATTGTCCTCAAATTCTTTATTGTCAATTTTTTCTTTTAATCTCATTCGCCATTCTTCGTTTATGTCTTTATGCTGATGTGCAATATTATGACATGATCTGCAAACAGGAAAAAGATTATCAATCCTATTGAGTCTATTTTTACTTACTCCACCCATGCCTTTATTTGTTAAATGATGAATATCGACAGCAGGTTTTTGATAACAGCCCCAACACATGGGGGTATCGTACTCAGAATACCCCCAATAGTTCCTAAAGAGTTTTTTATAATCCTTTAAGGTTTTCATTAAATGCGTTAACTGCATTCTTTGTAAGATCGTTTATATCTTCAACCGAAAAGTGACCACTTCCCATTGAACGACCAACTACTCCTGTAACGAATATATCTTGTCTAGCTTGATCTGATTTACTAATTAGATTGCTATTATTCATCATAGGTTGTGCTACCGGTTGTGGCGATTGATCATAATTATCGCCTTGTGTCGTGTGATTATCTGCTATTTGAACATCTTTAATATTCGTATATTGATTTCCATTTGCAGATGTCTTTGTATTGACAACAGTAAAGTTAATCGCATCACCAGATTTTGGCATTGGATTCAATACGGTTCCTCTATAATATAATCGAGTTCCGTCTATCAAATCTATTGCATAGTTTGGTGCTCCGTCTTTAGTATTATCAAAGATTTTTTCTATAACATTAGTCATAGTTCCTCCTATTATTATTATTTGTTAAGTACATTATAACCTCGTCCCTCTAAGCAATTATTTATTAAATCTTGCCTAGTTGTTAGTTTAGGCGAAAGCCATAATACACGCCAACGCAAACCATTATATACTGTTTTCGTTTTATCTAAAACAATGTTCGTGTTATCTTTTACAAGACTTTCACATGTATAATAGTCGTCGTGGTATCTGTCCATATCCCCTTGAATATTCGCAGATGATTTGCCCCTGCTATCTACAATTGGTTTACTACTGCAACCAAATACTAACAAAGCAATACATAACAAAAGCAAAATTATTGAAAGCTTACAACACATTTTGTAGTAAGTTCTTCTTCTTGGTAATGTATGAGTAAATTCAAATATTGGTTTTCTTGTTCTAGGACAATAACCTTTTATTTGTTGACTCACATAACCATATGGAAAAAGTTTAGATTTATTTTTCATTTTGAACCCCTATTTTATTAAGAGCTTCCTTTTCTTTTTCTTCTAAATGTTTTAAAATTTTATGGAGTTTTAACATATCTTTTTTATTAAGACCACCAACTGAAGCAAATATAGGATAATCTCTTATTGATCTTGGGTGGCTCACATGTGAGTCATAATAAGCATAAAAGAAAACCCAACTCTTTTTAAATCCGCCTAAAGCGATAGGCATAAAAATTAAAGGCAAAAGTTGTCTGTCATGTACTTGCCATGATGTAAAAACTCTCCCAGCTTTTATATCTACTGCGAGAGTTTTAAGACTATCAAGTTTTTTTTGATTCATTAGTATTCACTAGCTTTCATAATAGTTAGAACTCTAGTTGTCTTGTACGGATCAGTAGCATCGTCACTATGATATTTTAAATCATTATCATAATAATTTATTTGCCAAAAATATCGTTCTGGAGTTTCATATATAGAATCATTAGAACAAAAATTGAATGCTCCGAAATCTCTTTCGCCATGAGGATTATTATCTTCGTGAAAAGTTTTATAATCTCTAACTATTTCAAGTATTTCTTTTTGATCTTCTTCCGACATTTTACTAACATCATGACTAAAGACAATTTTGTTTTTAAATGCAATTCCAAAACCAGTATGAGCATTTAATATTTGAGCTCTTAACTCATCATTGAGTTTTGCAATTTTTTCGTGATTAATTTGAGTCATTTTTGACCTCCTTATTATTATTAATTATTTTGCTAGACATAACTTGTTTAGCATTATTATCAAAGACAGCACTACTGCCATCTAGGAATACGATTTTGAAGTAGTGAGTGACCTTACCATTTTCGATAAGGTCAACTCTTTTAGTAGATTTGAAAGGTCTAGGAATCATTATAGACACTGCCAATATGTTGTTTGATAAGTTTTTAAAAATGTTGATTTTATTTTAGTCATTAATTGAGTTCTTCTTTCAGAATTTTCATGTGATAAAGAACCTTGATGTAAATGATCAAAAAGAATTATTTTTGCTTCTTCTATCAAATTAACATCTTTACTTCTAAATGCTAAATATAAAACATTTTCAGTGTGATAATTTTTATCAGTATTTTCTTTTAGTAAATCTTGAAAATCTTTATTGTTCATAAGAACAATTTCTTTCCAAGTTTTTAATGTATTAATAGTCATAGTGACCTCCGATTTATTATTATTATTATTATTAATCATTATCTAATACCTAAACATTTTTCTAGGTTATTCAACCGTAAAAGGTAAAAAAATTACATAAAAAAAATGTTGTATTTCAACCGTTTATTAGTAAAGATATAAATATTCTTTTTAGGCATAAATAGCTTTTAGAATAATTGTAGTATGACCTCCATAATTATACTACATATAGGGGGTGGATATATTCGCCCCCTATGACTAAAGAAGCTGATATTCAGATCGCTTGTAATTATCTATTAAATCAACTTTCAAAGATTTATTTTTTTCGTCATTATCATATTGCTAATGAAGGAAAGAGATCAATAGCTTACAAAGTAAAGCTTAAAAAAATGGGTTTTCGCTCTGGTGCGCCTGATATATTAATTGAATATCCTCAAGGCAGACTACTATATGTTGAGTTAAAAAATGAAAAAGGCACATTATCTAGTGCTCAAAAATTATGGCAGATTCAATCGAATTGTTTAAAAACTCCCCATTTTATTGTAAAAGGTAATACTAACCAATGCTTAAAAGAATTAGCCAAAATCATAGATAAATATGTCCCGCGTCGTACAAGTAAATAATCAAAAAATTTTACTACCTGAAGATGAAAACAACCAAGACAAGTTTATAGGTTTATGGTTGAAAGCACAGAGCAAAGCTATTACTAAAGTCAAAGATGAATTTATTTTCAAAGATTACACGACAGACGAGATTGACGAGAAAATAGATGAGTATACTTTAAAAATTTATAGACAGTTAAAATATGGAGGTAATGATGTTTATAGACGAGAACTCGAAACCTAAAGAGAAACTAAAAGCTTGGTATTTATTTACCGAAGATTTTGTTGCAGGAACGCAACACTTAACAAATCAAGAAATAGGAATTTATATTCGCTTGCTTTGTTGGAATTGGAATAAAAAATGTAATGGTATTCCTAAAGATAAAAATATTTATTTTAGAATTGCAAATTGTATTACTGAAGATGAAAAGCTTTCATGTGAAAAGGTCATTAAAGAATTTTTTATTTTATTTGAAGATCACTATCAAAACGAAAGACAGCTTCAAGAATTTTTATATATTACGAAAAGAATTGAAGCATCTAAAGAAAATGGAAAATTAGGAGGACGACCAAAAAAACCTAGCCAAAAGCCCCCTACCCCTACCCCTACCTCTACCAGTAAATCCTCTAGTAAGTATAGCAGATTATTTTCTTTATTTTGGGAAAATATAAATAATAAAGTTAGTAAAGGAACTGCAGAGAAAAATTTTTTAAGAATAGAACAAGAATGGCAAGATAAACCAGAGGAATTAGCAAAATTATATAACTCTTATTATGATTCAATAAAAGAAAAAGAATATGCAAAACAACCTGCTTTTTGGCTATCTGCGAAGAAATATTTAGATAAATTACCAGAAAAAAAATATGACTTCGGAGTTATGAATAGAGATGAGGAAAGAGTAAAAATGTTTGTTAATGCAATAAAAGATAATAAAGTTACTCAATTTATTAAAGATTATGCATTAAAAAATAAAGATGTAATTGATTTAGGTATAAGAAAAGGATTAATTACGAAAGAACAAGCGATCAATGATTTAGAAATGAGGAATGAATACTTATGAACATACAAGAAATAGAAATAGATAAAATAATACCTTATCACAATAACCCTAGAAAAAATTTAAATGTTGATAAAGTTGCAAGTTCTATTACTGAATTTGGTTTTCAACAGCCAATAGTCGTAGATAAAAATTATGTAGTGATTGTTGGTCATACGAGATTGCAAGCCGCAAAAAAATTAAATTATCAAAAAGTGCCTGTATTTGTTGCTGATTTATCAGAAAATAAAGCAAAAGCTTATAGAATTGCAGATAATAGACTTAACGAAGATTCTAGCTGGGATTATGATTTTTTAAATATTGAAATGAATATTCTGAATGAGGGTAATTATGATTTATCACAACTAGGTTTTAATGATGAAGAATTAAAAAATTTACTTGCAAATCAAGGCGATTTTGAACCTACAGATATTGACGATCAATCAGATATTGATGAAGCTTCTGAAAGATGCGAGACTTGTGGACAAACATTACCAAAATAAAAGTCTATATATAGATTATTGTAGTCATAAAGTTGCTGTTTATTCTGTTCTTCGTTGGCATTATTCTAGGCGAATGCCAAAGTCTAAATTAGTAAGATTCGGAGTATGGGAGTATGGAAAATTTAAAGGTGCTATAATTTATGGTTTAGGAGCTAATCCAAAATCTGGCGCTTTTCTTGGCATTTCTAATTTTGAATGTCCTGAATTAGTAAGAGTAGCATTAGATAATCACGATAATGCAGTTTCAAAAATTGTTAGTTTTACTTTAAAAAAAATGAAAAAAGACTTTCCTAATATCAAAGCAATTGTTTCGTATGCTGACCCAGAAAAAAATCATAAAGGCGGAATATATCAAGCGATGAACTGGACATATATTGGTAAGACATCATCATCAAAAATTTATATCGAAAATGGCAAAGAAATACATTCAAAAACAATTTCGGACAGAATAAGATTCAATAAATTAGATAAAAATCATAATTTAGAATACAAAGTCGTAAAAGGTAAATACAAATATGTTTACTTGTTTGACAAATCATTTGCTGATAAGTTAAATAAATTAAAAAAAACTTATCCTTAATGCGGTAGCTAGAGCATAGTGCAATAGTACCATTATTGTAAAGGCGGTGCGACTCCGACCCTACCGCTCCAAAATATTATTGCAAATTCATAAAAAATTAAATAAATATTAAATTACCTTAACTCAAAGGGCAAAAGAGGATTATGGCTAGACCAAAAAAATATAAAATAGATACTGAACAAGTAAAAAAATTAGCACAATTTGGATGTACAAATAAAGAAATCGGAGAGTTTTTCGGTTGTTCTGCAGATCTTATTGAAAAGAGTTATTCGGAATTTCTGATAAAAGGAAGAGCAAACGGAAAAATAAGACTCAGACAATTACAATGGTCATCAGCAGAAAAAGGAAATGTGGCTATGCTCATATTTTTAGGAAAAAATATTTTAGGACAACAAGATAAATTAGAAGAAAATCAACTAGAAACTCCTTTACCTTGGTCAAATGATTAATGCCATTATCAAAACCTCAAAAGGAAGTAATATCACATAAGGCAAGATTCCGAGTTCTTATTACAGGAAGGCGTTTCGGAAAAACATTTTTAGCAATCAATGAATTGGCTAAATTTGCAAGTCAATCAAATAAAAAAGTATGGTATGTAGCTCCTAGTTATCGTCAAGCTAAATCAATATGCTGGAATGATTTAAAAGATAGATTGATAAAACATAAATGGGTAAAATCAGTAAATAATAGTGATCTTACTATCATATTAAGAAATAATTCAAGAATATCACTTAGAGGAGCAGATAACGAAAATAGCTTGCGTGGTATTGGTCTAGATTTTTTAGTAATGGACGAATTTGCAGATATTCATAAGCAAGCGTGGTATGAAGTATTAAGACCGACATTATCAGATACTAAGGGACATGCACTTTTCTGCGGAAGTCCTCGTGGTTTTGGTAATTGGTCATATGATCTTTTTAAATTAGGCGAAACTAATACTGATTGGAAATCTTTTAAATATACTACACTTGAGGGTGAACAAGTCATGCAAGACGAGATTGATCAAGCAAAAGAAGATTTAGACATGCGAACCTTTCAGCAAGAATATGAAGCGACTTTCGTAAATTATTCTGGAATGATTTATTATAATTTTGATAGAGAAAAAAACTTAATTGATAAATTTACAAATAGACAATCAACTTTGCATATAGGATTAGATTTTAACGTAGACCCTATGTGTGCAGTTGTTTCCGTAATAGAAAATGATATTATTATTGTTATAGATGAAATACAAATCTATAGTAGTAATACAAATGAAATGTGCGACGAGATTAAAACAAGATATAAAAATAAAATAGTGGTTTATCCTGACCCAAGTGCAAGACAAAGAAAAACATCTGCTGGTGGTTTGACTGATTTAGCCATTCTTAAAAATGCAGGCTTTGAAGTAAAGTCAAGAAATACAGCACCTTTAGTAAGAGATAGAATTAATGCAGTGAATTCAAAACTAAAAAATGTAAATGGTAAAAATAGTTTGTTCATTCTAAATAGTTGCAAAAATGTAATAAAAAGCATAGAAAGACAAATATACAAAGAAGGAACACATATACCAGATAAAGAAAGTGGCTATGATCATATGAACGATGCATTAGGATATATGATAGAATATAATTATCCTCTAAAAAGAAATTTTGTTACTAGTCCTCCTAGAAGGTGGAGTTGATGAACAGAGAATTCTTACAAAAAAAACACCCACTATGGCATGCAAATATTGCTAATTGGGAATTTTATATTCGTAGTTATCTTGGTGGAAATGATTATAAAAATGGATATTATTTACATAGATATATTTTAGAAAGTCCTGAAGAGTATGATCAAAGAATTAGACATACTCCATTAGACAATCATTGTAAAAATGTTGTTCAAATCTATACAAGTTTTTTATGGCGAGTTCCTCCGACTAGAGATTATGGAACACTTGACGGCGACCCACAATTAGAATCTTTTTTAGCTGATGCAGATTTAGACGGAAGAAGTTTTGATACTGTTATGCGAGAAGTTCAAATGAATGCAAGTATCTATGGAAACTGTTGGGTTATTATTGATAAGCCACAGACCAATGCAAAGACTAGAGCAGAAGAATTACAACAAGACATAAGACCTTATATGTCAATTTATACTCCAGAAAATATCGTCAACTGGAATTATAGAAGAGCTGCAAGTGGTAGATTCTATCTAGATATGTTGCTTATAGTAGAAGATATAAATGCAGATAGAGCTATTCTAAAATTATTTACAGAAGAATCAATAATGACATATGAAGTTGAGGATTATGATAAAGAATACGCAGACGGTGATGCAAAACTTCTTGAAGAAGTTCCTAATCCAATAGGAAAGATTCCTGCAGTCAATGTTTATAATTTAAGAGGTAACAAACGACCAATTGGTATTAGTGATTTAGCAGATGTTGCATTTTTACAACAGTCTATCTATAACGACTATTCAGAAAAAGAGCAATTAATTAGATTAGCTAACCACCCTAGCTTAGTAAAGACTCCTAATGTCGAAGCCAGCGCAGGTGCTGGTTCTATCATAGAAATACCAGAGGACTTACAATCGGATTTAAAACCTTATATCATTCAACCAAGCGGACAAAACTTAGACGGAATAATGAAATGCATTCAAAATAAAGTTGATGCAATAGATCGTATTACTCACATGGGTTCAGTAAGAGCAACAGGAACTCAGATAGCAAGTGGCATTGCGCTTCAGACAGAATTTCAGCTTTTGAATGCTCGTTTATCCGAGAAAGCAGACTATTTAGAAAATGCAGAAGATCATATTTGGTCTTTGTTTGCAAAATGGCAAGATAGAGATTGGGACGGTTCAGTTGATTATCCAGATACTTTTGACATTAGAGATTGGGCTAATGATCTTCAATATTTACAAATGGCAAAAGCTAGTGGCATCAAATCTGAAACATTCAACAAAGAATTAGATAAACAAATAGCTGAAGCTGTCATTGATGATAATGAAACTATTAAAACTATTAATGATGAAATAGATTCATCAAGAACAGTTAGAGGACAATTTCAAACAACAGAAGTAGAAGGACAAACAGTCGGTGGCGAAGAGGAAGAAGAAAGTTAGAAAAGTAGCTAGAGATAAAGAAACAAATGTTCCTAAAAAATATTTGTCTGGTCTCAAAGGTGCTAAAAAAGTAAGACGAGCAAATCTTATCAAACAAGTAAGTAGTTTATACAGATCAGGTGCTAGAATACCTTTATCATTACTAAGAAGTAGGACAAAAGCATAATGGCTAGCAAATTTAGAAAAGCACTATCAGCATCAACAGTTGCAACTCTTAAAAGAAAAGCAAAGAAATCAAAGTTATTTAATTTAGCAGATTTAAAAGCATCTTATCGAAGAGGGCAAGGTGCATTTCTTGCAGGTGGTAGTCGTAGAGGAATACCTATGAATGCTTGGGCTATGGCTAGAGTAAATAAATTAATTAGTCGTGGTCGTAGTGGTACATTTGATACAGATATTATTAGAAGAGCAAGTAAACGAAAAAGAAAAAAATAATGGTTGCTAAACTTTCAACAATAAGAGAAAAGATAAGAAAAGGTAAAAAACTAGGATTTAGTGAAAGAGCTAGAGCAGTCGCTAGAGGAATATTACCTTCAAAAGCTAAAAAGAAAAAAAAGAAAAGATAATGCCTTTAATCAAAGGTTATAGTAGAAGATCAATAAATAAAAATATAAAAACAGAAATGCGTTCTGGTAAATCTAGAAAACAAGCAGTAGCGATAGCTTTATCAGTAGCAAAGAAAGCAAAAAAAAGGAAAAAAAGATAATGGCTACATATCAAGGTAGAAAAGTTACATTAGGAAAACCATTTCGTACGCCAGGTCAAAGAAAAAAATTTGCAGTTTATGTAAAAGATAAAAAAACTAATAATGTTAAAAAAGTTAGATTTGGCGATCCGAACATGTCAATTAAAAAAAATATACCAGCAAGACAAAGATCATTTCTTGCAAGAATGGGAGGAGTACTCAAACAAGTCAAAGGACAGAAAACACTTTCGCCAGCATATTGGTCAATAAGAGCATGGAAGAAAAACTTCCCATTATAATTTATGTCAAAAATTTTAGATCAATTAGCTGATCAACATGAACAAAGAATAATAGAAACTTTATATCGTTTAGAGGACGATATTATAAAAGAAGTCACTAGAGCTACTGGTGGTAATCTAGATATTGAAACAAGAATAGCAATACAACTACAACCTAAACTTAGAGCTTCAATAGAAGAAAATTTTCTTAATGAAGCAGATTTAATTATTAATGAAGAATATAACAAAATAGCAAAAGATGTTTTAGATGCATTTGGCGAAATGCCTATTCCTGCTAAATTTAAAAATCTTACAGAAGTCGATTTAAGAACTATCAACGCATTAAAATATCAAGCATTTGCAGGATTTGAAGATATTGCTGAAAGATTTTTAAAAGTAATAAATGATGAAGTTTATCAAAGTATCATAGCTGGTCGTCCTTTTGATGATATGGTCAAGAATATTAGATCACATATAAACGGAGTATATCAAAGATCAGATATGAGCAAGATCAATGAATTAGTTGATTTTATTAATGAAAATAAATTTGATGCATCTAAAAAAGCACAAATAGAAGAAGCAATTAGAAAACTACATACAGAATATGCGGCTGACCGAGCAGGCAATAATTTACGAAGATATGCAAGTCAAATAGCTCATGATTCAGTAATGCAGTTTCATGGACAATTTACAGTAAAGAAAGCAAAAGAAAGTGGACTCAATCATTTTACCTACACAGGAACATTAGTTCGTGACTCTAGACCTTTCTGTGTAAATATGCTAAACAAAACATTAACCGAAACTGAAATTCGGGATATTTGGAATAATAGACCATGGAAAGGTAAATCGCCCGGTGACCCATTTATTGTTCGAGGAGGATATAGATGTCGTCATACATGGTTACCAACTAATCCTGAATGGAATATATAACAGGGAGTATTAAATGGCTGAAGAAAATAAAGTAGAACAAACTACGGAAACTGTGGTTGAAGAGCAACCAAAAGAAGAAACAAAAGAAACTGTGAATGGCAATTCTTTTAGTGAAGAAGATGTTAACAATATAGTCAAACAACGATTGGCTAAAGAGAGAGCTTCAATATATAAAAAATTAGATGTTGAAGATTTAGATACTGCTATCAATGCAGTTAAATTGACAAGAGAAGCAGAAGAAAAACAAAAAATACAAAAAGGCGAATTTGAACAAATACTTAAAGAGAAATCGGAAGAGTATAGCAAAAAGATTGGAACTTTAGAAAGTGAACTTAGAGATATAAAAATTAATAAGGCATTGCTTTCTTCAGCTTCAAAAAATCGTGCTATCAATCCAGATCAAGTAGTTGAATTATTGAAGAATAACATAAAGCTAAGTGATTCTGGAAGTGTAGAAATACTTGATAAAAATAATATTGCACGATATAACAGCAAAGGGGAGCTTTTGACGACTGACGAGTTCGTTCAAGAGTTTTTAACACAGAACCCTCACTTTGTTACTGCTACTCCTAGTGGTAGTGGCTCAGTGTCAAATGTGGATAGGACAGAGCTCAATAAACCTTTAAATTTGAGTGATTTAGATATGAATAATCCTGAGGACAGGAAGAAGTATGCTAAGTACAGACAGCAAAGAAATTCTGGTCCAACGGTTATTAACAATAAACCATAAAGGAGTAAAAAATGGCTAACGAAACGACAAGTAGCACGATATCGGAACTATATACTGAAATCGTTGCAGAAGCATTGTTCGTTGCAAGCGAGCAATCCATTATGAGAGGTCTTGTCCGTAATTACACTATTGCAGGTGGAGGTAAATCAGTTGAAGTACCGATTTATTCAACAGTATCAGCAGCAGCAGTAAACGAGGCAACCGATCTTTCTAACACAGCAGTCAATCCAACTTCTGTTACTATAACAGCATCCGAAGTGGGAATTATGACAACATTAACAGACCTTGCGAGAAACTCATCATCAAGAAATGTTGCGGCAGATATTGGTAGATTATTTGGCGAAGCTATTGCTAAAAAAATGGATACTGATTTAACAGCATTATTTGATGGATTTTCTTCAAGTATAGGTGGCGCAGGACAAGAGTTAACAGTAGATAAGATTTTCCAAGCAGTAGCTACATTGAGACAAGCTAATGTTCCGGGTCCTTACTACGGAGTCTTAAATCCGAAAGTTGCTTACAATGTTAAGAAAAACCTAACTAATACTTTCGTAAATCCAAATCCTAACGATTTGACTAACGAAGCATTAAGAACAGGATATATCGGAAACATTGCAGGAGTTCAAATATTTGAAACTTCAAATGTTGATGGAACTACTGATACTGATAATTGTAAAGGTGCAGTATTTTCACAAGATGCATTAGGACTAGCTATGATGCAAGACTTGAAAATTGAAACACAGCGAGATGCTTCACTTCGTGCAGACGAAATCGTTGCTACTGCGGTCTTTGGCGTAGGAGAGCTTCACGATTCATACGGAGTTGAATTACTAGCTGAATCAGTAATTAACTAAAAACTATAATTAGGGGTGGTTAATCCACCCCTTATTTGATATAAAAAATTATGGAAAAGATAAAGTTAGTAAATAAATCTGGTAAAGTTATTGAAAGAACCAAATCTGATTACGAAAGTAATTTATCTTCGTGGGATAAAAAAGGTTTTAGTATCTATGAAAAGAAAGTAGATAAACCAGCAACAGAACCAGCTAAGAAAAAAGCAAAGAAAAAGAAATCTAAATAATGTCCTCTACTGTTTTTAGTGTACAAAATACACATTTGCAGAAGATACAACCTGATATTTTAGGATTTGGTATTACTACTTTTGTTGATCAAATTCAATTTGCTGAAAATGATGTTTTAAGACGCATTCGTGAAGAGTGGTGGGAAAGATATAGACATCAAGTTAGATATAAAGATATTACAAAAGTTACTACAGTTGAAATGACTAATAGTAAATTAACTCCGTCACAATGGGAGTTATCAGTAGTTTATTTAGCATTATGGAAATATATCTATCCTCAATTAACTAAATGGCGAGACCCAGATACAGGCGAAGGTAAAGATACATTCCAAGTTCAAATAGATTTTTACAGGGACAGATACGAAGAAGAGTTTCAAGCGATTTTAAGGGACGGGGTTGAGTACGATGAAGATGGAGGGGGAACAGTATCTGATAGTGAGAAGGAACCTTTACATATGCTTAGACTTGTTAGATAATGGTCGCAGACATCAAAATTGATGTTAATACAATAGAGGTCAAAAAACTTCTAAAAAAATATTCTAGTAGACAAAGAAAAGCAATTCAAAGATCACTTAACAGAATTTCAAATATGGCTATTTTGATGATCACTAAAAGAACTCAAAAAGGTTTCAAACCAGACGGAGGAAGATTTATACAATATTCAAAAGCTTATAAAGAAAGTGAAGATTATAAAAAAAAGAAAAATAAATTTGTAGATTTAACTCTTTCAGGAAAAATGTTTAGAAGTTTAGATTATAGAAAAAGAGGATTAAGAAATACATTATTATTTGCAAATAAAGAAAGAGAGAAAATAGCTTTTTTACATGATACAGGAAGAGGAAAACTTCCTAAAAGGCCATTTTTCGCAATCGGAAGAAAAGAAGAACCAAAATTAGTAAATGAGTTTAGTAAATTTTATTTTCAAGAATTAGGATTATGAGCAAAAGAGAAAATATAGCAAACGATATAATTACAAAACTAGATGCAGTAACTAGTCCTATTGAGTTCAAGAAAATTACAAGGGAACCTTTTGAAGTAGAAGAGTTAAGTGACGCACAATTCCCTGCATTATTTGTTCAAACAGGCGACGAAACACGAGAAGCTTCTAGTATAGGCGATACAGGCTCAGGTTCTTATAGAGGAACAATAGACTTCTTAGTAGTTGCATTTGGTAAAGGAACAGACTCAAATATTGATACTGTAAGAAATCAAATAATTGAAGTAGTTGAAGAAACGCTTGATTCTGATATAACTAGAAATGGAAATGCATTGGATACACAAATTATTGAAGCATCGTCAGACGAAGGTACTATCTATCCTTATGGTGGAGTTCGTATAACAGTTCGTGTGATGTATGAATTTACAAGGGGGACTGCATAATGGCTAAAGATGTAAACATGAAAAAAGGAAATAGTACTATTACTGTTTCACAAGATTTTGTAGAACATTATACAAAGATCGGTTATGAAGTTATTGAAAAAAATAAAAAAATTTCAGTTGCAAAAGAGACTGAGAAGATTATAAAAGATTTAAAGAAAACAAAGGAGTAAATAAATGGCAACACATCACGGAAAAGAAGGAGTTGTTCATGTAGGCGGAACTAATATCGGTAACGCAACAGGATTTACTGTTGATACTACTCACGATATTGTTGAAGATACTGCACTAGGTGCTTCAATGAAATCATATTTAGTTGGTAGAGGAACATTCACTGCAACTATAGATATGAATTTTGATGAAACTGATTCTGGTCAGACAGCTTTAACTCAAGGTTCAAGTCTAAGTTTTGAATTTATGCCAGAAGGTGCAGATTCAGGCGATAGAAAATTTTCTGGAACAGGAATCGTTACAGGAATGTCTGTCGGAGTAACTTTAGACGGGGTAACTACAAGAACTGTATCACTTCAAGGAACTGGTGGTCTTACTATCGGAACTGTATAATAGTTTATGGCTGATAAAGTAGATTTTTTTGA